GACCCAACACTAGATCAATTTCTAGATATGGATAAGAAGTGGTTTGAAATGGATTCATTAGCTGAGAATGAAATATTCGTTGATGACAATTCAAAAACAAGCGATAATGCTGGTATTAGACCAGGAAAATGGGTTTCAACAACTAAAAAATTCATTCGTGAATACACTGATTTAGGATTTACCAAGATTATTTTTGGTGGCGGTAGTCAAGACGTAAGTAGCTTATCAAACTTTGATACAAATGCAGCTCTTGTAAATCAAATTGGTGATTTTATAAACAATATGTCTCTTGGTGAGACACCTACAGCAAATACAACTATGTTTATAAAATATAGAGTTGGTGGAGGTGCTGATACAAATATTGGAACAAATGTATTAAAGAATCTTGGAATTATTAACATGACTGTTAATGGTCCAGTTCAAGCAACTAACAATGCAGTTAAATCTTCATTGAAGGTCAATAATTTATTTCCAGCGTTAGGTGGTAGAAACGAACCAAGTGTTGAAGAAATCAGAAATCTTACAAGATATAACTTTTCTTCACAAAATAGAGCAGTAACGATAAAAGATTATCAAACAAGAATTGGTTTAATGCCAGGAACGTTTGGTGTTCCATTCAGATGTGGTGTTTTTGAAGAACAAAATAAGATAAAAGCTTATATATTAGGATTAGATGCTGATTCAAGATTAACAAATACATCTACCAGTACATTAATTGATAATATTGCAACATATTTGGCAGATTTTAGAATGATAAATGATTATGTTCAAATAACTAATGGACGAATTATAAACCTAGCATTTGAAATTGATTTATTTGTAGATAAAAAATTATCGCAATCACAAATAATAAGTCAAGTAATAAGTGATGTTCAAAGCTTCATGGATATAAATAAATACCAAATGGGTGATAACATTTATATGGCCTCGTTGATCGAAACAATCAATAATGTTGGTGGTGTATTGAATGTAATTGATCTTAGAGTATATAATAAGGTAGGTGAAGGTAAGTATTCAGTAAATGAAATTTCACAACCATATATTGATACAACAACTAGACAAATAGACATTTCATCTGATTATACATTATTTGGCGATCCTATTAGCATGTTTGAAGTGAAGTATCCTACAATGGATATAAAGGTTAGAGTAAAATAAAATTAGTATTATAATAAAGTTATGAAAGATAAAGAAGTGTTTTCAGATGAAATAATTAAATTTTCTAAATTAGTTGATAAATCGTTTGATGTAATATCTGATGATATTAAAAAACTTAATCTAGAAATAACTGATATTAATAAGTCTAGCATAAAACTTAATAAAGATTTGAGGAATGATGTTGATAATATAAAGAAAGAAATGTCATATTTAAAGTCAGCAATAAATCAAATTAAAAAGAGTATTTCAGTATTAGAAGTTAAAGTTAAAAAGACTAATACAAACGAATTAAATTCTATGGATGCAAAGATAAAAAATATTGAAAGAAAACTAAAAATTAATTAATATGAGTTGTAATTGTAAAGATGATAAAAAAATGGATGATTTCTTGAAAGATGAACGCATTCCAAGTGAGAGTCTAGGTCAAAAAATACTTAAGTATTTTTTTAAGACACTAGCCTTCGTTTTCATGTTAGCATTGTTACCGATCATTGTTCTATTCATTATTTGGTTCATGTTTAAAATGCTTGTATTAAATAAGGATATTAACATAAAACCATTATTACTGGCGATAGGAAAGAAGTTTCAACAAACAGAAGAAGACTATGAGGATGACTATGAAACACTGACAGAAAAAGATGTACTAATGGTAGATGTTGAAGACATAACAAATAGAAGTAAATAAATTGTCATGTCAAATACTGTAAGAATAAGAACAACCCCAAATGGTAGTGATAAATATTTAAAGGTAAATCTTCAACAAGATTTTGATTTTGTTGAAATTTTATCATTGAAGATAACTCAAGAAGATGCTTATAGAAAGTTTTGTTCTGATTATGGAGTTATTGTAGGTAGAGTAGTTATTAATAGTGGATTTGGTGTACCAAATGCCAAAGTTAGTGTTTTCATACCATTGGATGAAGTAGATAAAAATGATCCACTAATTAGTGGTTTATATCCTTTCGAAGTAATAACAGACAGAGATAATGATGGTGTAAGATATAATCTTTTACCAAAAGATGCTGAAACAAATAATGATTGTTACACACCAATAGGAACCTTCCCAACAAAGAGAGAAGTATTAGATAACGATGCATTACTTAATGTATACTGTAAGTATTATAAATTTACTACAACTACAAATCATGCTGGTGATTTTATGTTATTTGGTGTTCCATTAGGAACATATACTGTTCATGTCGATGCAGATATTTCTGATATAGGAATTGGTTCACAAAGGCCATACGATTTAATCAGTCAAGGTACACCAAATAAATTCTTTTACAGTCCAACAAAATTTAATGGTGGAACCAATCTAGATAAATTAGTTCAAGTTAAAACACTAAACTCAGGAGTTAACGTACAACCATTTTGGGGTGATACAGAAAATTGTGAGTTAGGAATAACAAGACTAGATTTTGATTTGAATTATACAATACGACCATCAGCTATCTTTATGGGTAGCATTTATGGTGATCAAGATAAACACAGTATAAATAAAAAATGCAGACCAAGGAAAAAACTTGGTCTTATGTGTGAACAAATCACAGGTCCAGGTTTCGTTAACATGATTAGAAAAACAATTGATGGAACAATTGAATCATTTGATGTTGAAGGTGGAAGAGTAATAGATGATGATGGAACATGGGCTTATCAAATACCTATGAATTTGGATTATATGGTTACAGATGAAGTAGGTAATCTAATTCTATCACAAGACCCAAATAAGGGTATTCCAACAAGGGCCAGTGTTAGATTCAGTATCGGAATGGATGAAACTGGTGGTGAAGGTAGAATAAGAACAAGAGCTAAATACTTGGTTCCAAATAATCCAACAACAACTAATGAGATTGACTATGAATTTGGTGAAAAAACCAAAGAGAGTAGTTTTAAAGATTTATATTGGAATAAAATATACTCAGTATCTAATTTCATATCACGTTTCCAACGTGATAATGATTTACAACCAGTTAAAACAAGAGGCATAACTGGTATGAAAGATGTAGATGCTTGTGCTGGTGATAAAACACCATTTCCTTATAATAGGGTTAACACCTCATCAAATCCAATATTTTTTATCATTTGTTTGATAATAAAAATAATGGCATTTTTAATTTATGTAATGAATGCATTTTTAATACCATTGATCAACGTAGTAATTCATGTTATTAATGTTGTAATAGGTGGTATCGTAAATACGATAAACGGTATTATAAATGCGATCAATACCATTCCTGGAATAAATATAAATACCATATCATTCACTCCTTTAAATTATATTGGTTGTGTTAGTGTCAAGTGTCCAGACGATGATCCGAGTTATTTTGCGCCAGGTTGTAGTAATGGTGGATTAGATGGTGGATTATCATTTAATGCAGCCAATCCAACACCTAATTATTATAATAATGATCCAGCTGGTCATACTGGTTTTGGTAATGCTGCTGGGTTGGATGATTGTATTGCATTTGAAATGGCAAAGACACTTAATTTATTTGAGTTTGATTTTTATAATGATTGGGTGAATGGAACCTTATTTGGATTCTTATTAAAATATAAGAAGAAACGTAAGGGTAGGGAAGTTTTCTGTGAATATGATTGTGATGGCTTTGTCAATGATCCAAATTATACGGGTGTTGATGGAAATCAAAATGGTGTTCCAGATAATGGTTGTCATAATAACTTATTATTGGATACTTGTTTTAATGGTGGTGGAAATGACTGTCAACATGAATCACATGATAGTGGTACTATAAGAGAAGGATTGATTAAAAAGGTTGATGATAATTTTTATTATGCAGCAACAACACATAATTTAAATTATAAATTATTTGCAACAGATGTTATTTGTTTAGGTTCAGTTTTTGACTGCGATTGGCAAGGCATCCCTCAAATACAAAAATATCTTATTCCAACTACATATAAAACACCACCAGATGTACAAGAATTGGCTGATGACAATATAACAATGGAAACATGTGGTATGGTTGGAATTGGTGGAAATACTACTGGTGAATTTTTTGAAGTTAATTGTTTAGGTTTACATACTGACATAACTCAGTGTTTAAATATAAGACATATTTGTGAATTCGGTGTTGATATAGATCAAGCAATCGAAGATCAACTTACTGGTAATATATTAACACCAGCTGATTGTGTTATTGGATCAAATGATATTGATGATGATCAAGGTAAATGGTTTAGAGACGTATTTACTGGATTGAATAGTGGAACAACAACACCAAATAGTCTTTCAGTTCCAAATAATGGTTATACAACCAACTTTAATCTAAGCAACACAGGTTCTTATTATAATTTTGCTTCTCCAGCGAACAATGGACAAGATTATGTTAATTTCAGAGGTTATTTAAATGATTCATCATACGCTCAACCAAAACATTCATATTATTTTTACTTCGGAATACTGCCAGGAAAGACTGCCTTGGAAAAAATGAATCAAAGATTCTTCACAACCTGTAATGTAATAACAAGAAACGATATGCTAATTCAAGCATCATCCACTCCTTCAACAGGCTTCAGTGGAACAATTACATTTACATTTATTGGTGGTCAAGGACCATATACATATAGAGTTACTGGACCAAATGGATATCTTATTACAGGATCAACAACATCAGGTCCAATAGTTCTTAATAGTCTAGATGAAGGTAGCTACTTAATAAGTGGATTTGATTTATTAGGTAATCCTGTAAATCAAATTGTAATTGTTAGTGGACCAACACCATTATATTGTTCAGTATCTGTAACCAGAAATTCATCAACAGCAAATTCAAATGATGGTGAAATAACAATATCTTCTGTCGGTGGTGGTATTGCGCCATATACATATGAAGTTAAAACATTTGCTGGTGTTACTGTTGGTGGTCCAGCTCCGTTATCAACTCCTTATGTTCAAACAGGTCTTGCAGTTGATAATCTAAATGGTTATAGAGTAATTATAAGTGATTCATCATCACCAATAGGACAGTGTATTACAACTGGATTAACAGTTAATGGCCCAACAAATATAAATCTTACAACAACACCAACGAATGTTACTTGTTTTGGTGGAAATGATGGTAATATAGTATTAAATATTAATGGCGGTTCTGGTCCATATATGATTTCAACAACAGGACCAGGTGGATATACAAGTTCAGCACTAAATATGGCTGGATTATTTGCTGGTACATATACAACAACAGTTGTTGATTCATTAAGTACAACAGCTACAATAACTACTGTGCTATCTGAACTTAATCCTCATTTGACAATCCTTACACCAACACCAGCTCAAATAGCACAACAATGTAGTCCAACAAATTATATGATCACATTCTACGTAGCTAGTTATAGTTTAAGTGTCGGTGCTACTGTATTTGCTGAGTATCAAATTGATGGTGTTGGTGCTTGGAACCCAGTTTCATTCACATACACCAATCAAACAACACCAATGACGATCAATGTGCCTCAAGCATTTGTTTCAACAAAGGTTACCGTTAGATTTAGAAATGCAGCAGCTACTTGTTATAGTAATATTGTTACATATCTTAAAACAGCTATGGTTTTACCTCCTGTAACATTGGTAATAACACCTAATGCTCCAACTAATATTAAACAGTGTTCACCAACAACACTAAAGATAGGATTTACATTGAGTCATATTTTACGAGCACCATATACTGTTAATTATACAGTTAACAATGTGGCTAAGCCAAGTGTAACTTTCTCACCAGCTACAACATCAACTGTTAATATAATAACAACTACACCTGTTGGTGTTGGTGCTCAAAATATCGTTATGACTGTTACTGATAATAAAGGTTGTGTTGCTAATAAGACATTTACAAATGTAGTACCAGCAGCATTGCTTCACGATACAATTTCATCAACGATAATTGGTATGGGACCAAATTATACCAAAAAAGTATTACAACCTTCTGGTGGATTCTCCCCATATACATCTACACCTTATACTATTTTAACGAACTATGTTAGCTCAACACCAATAACAACAACTATAACCGATAATGTTGGTTGTACAATAACAATAAGTGGATAATATGAATACAGATAGAATAAAACAAAGACTTAGTGTTGAGAATTCAAAAAAATCTGTAAACACAGATGTATTTTTGAAAATAAATGTTGAAAGTAATGAGAGACTTCTTCCAACTGATGAGATAAATAAAATAGTTAATGCTGGTGATAGATTCAATGTAGAAAGACAACGATCAAAATACTATAGAATACTTGGAACAATAAACCCAACCATTTCAAATGCATTATTTAATTTAAATGATCCTTTGTATGCTGATTTATATACTTGGGCTGGATTTAACTATAGAGACCCAAATACATTAGATTATAGATTCTTAGATACATCATTTCCAAAAGATCAAGATGTATCTGATTTAAGTGATTTGGTTTATTCTCAAGCAATAAATAAATATTTGAAGGAAAGAGATGGTTGGTTTGGATACTATGAACCTGATATCAGTAAACCAAGTCTTTGTAATTATTTTGACATGGAACCAAAACGAGAACGTTTTTCTTTTGCTCCAGATATTAACCCATTTCATTCATCACAGTCACTTCCAATTAAAAATTGGGAGCTAAGTATAACTTATCCTAGCGATAGCGATACAACGCATCCAATGATTATTGGAGGGCTATTAATAATAGAATCAATACCAGCCATTGTAGCAACTAGAAGCATGACAGCTTTTGGAATGTCTTGCTTACATAATCTATCTGTTGGTGATATGGTTAAGATAACTGGAACAACTGGTTATGATGGTGAACATGTTGTTGTAAGAACTGGATTAGATAATGGTGATTTAAAACCATATTATTTTGTAATAGACATTCAACCAACAGGAACAACCTCTGGTAATTCTAGAATTAAAAGAATGTTTGGTGGTGTTGAATCTCAATATTATTTTAGAAAATTCAGAAAGATTAAAACAAGAAACGCATCAGTTATAGAAACTGATGATTATGAAGCATACACACTTGCTTTCAGTGAAAATGTTTATGGTGATGAAATTTCACAATTCGTTTTCAATGAAGATATTGATGTTACTGATTTGATTGATAATTTAGGTAGACCACTGAGTGAACTTTATTTGACAATAATTAAAACAGATAGCAATGGTTTATTCGGTAATGTTTCATCTGGTATTGAGACTCCATTTATACCAGATTTAAATACAAGTTCAACAAATTTATTTTTGCAAGACATACCAGTAATAAATAAAATACATAATGGTGGAATTTTACCATTTCCATCACATACTCCTTTTGAAAGTGATATTACAATCGATAACAACAATAATATTCCTAATAATAATGAATTTTATGGTGATCTAGTTGAGTATAATATTAATGAAGTTAAAGAAACGGTATTGGCTGATGTATCACACAGATTTAATACTCTTAGTCGAGAAACAGCATCATCATTAACATATGTTACTTCTTTAGGTGCAAATCCATTAACAACCACTATTGATCTTGGTCCAAGACAAGAAGGTTATATATATAAACCACATCATCTTATAAAGATCAGAGAATTTTCAAATTACGTTGAACAAGGTGATCAATTTACAGAAGGTGTTCCAAGTTATGCTATTAATTTAGGTGATGGTAGATATTTATGGAGAGATATTTTGGATATTGGATTTAATCAAAGCAATGGTGAAGTAATTGACTACCCATTTCTAAATGGATGTCATTATATGTATGATAACTATTGTTTTTCAGTTAGAAGACAAGACCCATTTGATAATTGGGCCTTATATTATTCAAAATTCCCAGCTGACCCTATTGGTGAGCGAATGACAGATAAATTTACAACTAATTCATCAGAAGATGTTTGCTAATAGATACCAAATAAACCTTTCAACACTAGCTACTGGTACAACAGCGACTACTATTAACCTACCTATTACGATGGAGTATCAATTAGTGGATCAATCTGAGCTGATAGATAGAGTTTTTGTTGATGTAGAAGTTGAAAAAGCAATAAATCCCATAATTGATTATGAAAAAGTAAGATTTTTACCATTAAATTTAAGTGGTAATGGATTAGAAACCATAATTTATACGCTTGACTTAAGTGGAGCAACAAATTATGGTGCAATTGGTTTCTCAGATGACGATATCAAATTCAATAAAGAGAATTTTAAGGAAACTTTTCTTAATTTATCATTTTATGACACTGATAATCCATTAACACAAACACTTATCTCGTTTGTTACCCTATTTTCTGAAATAAAAACAACTGATTTATTACCTATAGGTACTAATATAGGTATACCAGGTCAACCAAAGCCAGCCAGTCAGATACCATTAACCTATGTACTAGATAGTCCTATACTAAAACATAGGGGTTTTGCTGAAGGATATCATCTTTATGACTATAAAGATGAATTAAACATAGGAGATTTTAAGTACCTATATATGAGGGGTACCTTTAAAAATGCTAAAACAGGTAAGAGTATAAATCTAATGGTTCAAAATAATGCACTACCTATAGATAATCTAGTACATGAATTATATACTAGGTATAAATTAGTAAGAACAACTACTGGTTTTTACTATGAAATAGATGATTCGTATCATGGGGATGGTACATCAGGACCTAATAATGTAATTTATGCTGCAAATACTGTTACAATTAACCTATATCAAATAAAAGCACTATAATGGAAGTTATAAAACGTAAAATTTTACTGGAAGATAGTACTGATAGAACATATAACAGTCCAAATTGGGGTGCAATAACAGCTGATACCTTCTATCTTAATGTTTTTATAACACAAAACATTGATGATATGGGTTTATTTACCAATATCGATTATGTACAGACATCAAATACAACATATGTTGCACCTGATTATCAAATACTAATCAATAAATTAAATCTAAGTGGTTATACATTCCCATTTATGAGTGGTGGAACACCATTATCAATGACTGGATTGACTTCTACTGATGAAATAGTATTGAGAACAACTGGATCAACCGAATCTGATTACTATAATTTTGGTAATTTGCTTATTAGTGGGTATACTGATACTAAAATAGATGATGTTAAGTCATATAATGCCATTAACCCATATAGAATTGGGTTTGATACAGCAAAAGCACCTTATATTAACTATCAAAACATTAATATCAGTGGTGTTAGTAGAGTAGTTTCCATGGGGGAACCTAAAGTATACGTTATTGATACAGTAGATGATGTATTAATGGGTACTAGTAATCAAATATATGGCCTATTATATCAAGACTATACTGGTAGTAGTAGAAATGTAAGTATAGATGGGGTAAGTAGACGTATTCCTAGTACCACATTTAGCTATATAGGTGAAGGGATTAATGAGACTAATGTTTCTTTATCTGCCCTTACAAAAGAAGAGTATTTATTTGGAATTATTTCTCCACCAGAAGTGCAAAGTGATGTATTTATAGACAGAGGTATAACAACTGTCATGGAAATGCATTTAAAACTGTCAGAGATCAAAGATTTAGGACAGTTGATTAGATATGGAAATGGGTTTTATAATCTAACAAGACAATAATATACTTTAATGAGAACATCATTATATTAACAAGAAACAGAAACTATGGCAACACAAGTATTCGTCAGTCCAGAAAAAGCTACACAAGGTGCTAGTGGATATGAACCAAAACGAGTTAATAGATGGGTAGTAAATTTTCCATCTATATTCAAAATAGAATCTTGGGTTGTCAACTCAACTCAAAGACCATCAATAATACTTGATGGTGATACATTTAAAATAAATCCAATAAATTTTGTTTTTTTAGACCCAATTGGTCCATCAACAGCACAAAGATTAATGGATATAATAAGAGCATGTCCAAATAATATTGAGTCATTACAAAAAGATTCAAGCTCAGAATTAATTGAAGTCTTGAAAAATGGATTTGATTATGATTTGGAAATGCTCGATCCAACAGGTGTAACTGTTGAAAAATGGACAATTAGTAATTGTGAAATAATAAGTGTTGATTTTAGTGATTTAAATTATTCTGAATCAGAACCAATTAAATGTAAAATGATTGTACAACCAAAAAGCTTTAAATTACATTTTTAATAAATAACCACTAACAATAAAGAAATAACATGGCAACAGGAACATACGGTATTGTAAGACCAGCAGATATATCACCAAGTGATGTTGAAATATTTTATCATTTCACACCATCAAGAGATAAGGTCGGCAATAGTGGTTTGATAAAATTAAACCCTAATGAAGTATTAATAAAAATTGATAATCCAAATAAGGTTCAATCTAATGTAACTGGTTTTGAAATTTTCGGTGGAATGTATACTTTAAAATTACCAGTGGCAACATTTGGTACTAAAGGCATTTATACAATCATCATTAAGCCAATTGAAATAAGAACAAAGATTGTTGACATTGGTGTCCTATCTGCATTTCCAGATACTAGTGGGGTATTGTTTGATTTAGCAAGCATCCCTCAAAACTTTTTAACTAGATTTGAAAATAACGGATTAGTTGGTTATAGAATTGAATACTTGAATACAAATACAATGGCATCTGATGCTAAGATTAATAATTTCTTCAGAGTAATTACATCAAATAACAGAGCAGAACCAGTTAATCAAAATCTTACAAATACAAATCAAAAAGCTATTCGTTATCGTTTCAATGATAACTCAACACTTACATTTTGTACTCTTTCACCAGCATCAGCATCTAGTGTTAAACCAAATGCGTTGCCTTTTATTGGTCAACCAAACCAACAAGTTATTATAACCAATACCTTCTTCAATCCAATTATGCTTGAAGTGGAAATGGTTCAACACGATATTGAAACACTTGCAATTGCATTATTCGGTAATCAAACAAAATCACTTGAAGACGGTATATATACAATATATAACTTTAATAATGATATCTATAAACAATATGATCTATTTGAAATTAAAGATAGATTCAGTGGTAAACCATTGTTTGAAGTTAGAGAAGAAAGAACAAGCATTGATTTTAATAAAACATTTACAACTATAACTACTGTTTAAATTTAGGTGATGAACAACAATAAAATTAAAGTAGCTGGTTATGCACAAAAGGTTGTCTACACTGATGGAATAGAATATAGAAATTTTACTCCAGATTTGGTGGGTCTTCAACTTGCCAGTAATGGTGGTACTCCATTGTTTACAATGGGGAATTTTGCTATTACTACAAATCTTGAACCTAAGAGCGACAAAACCTTCATTACCAATAAATTTTCAAATTTTGTTTCATTATCAGATATTGATTTATCCCTATCACAAACACAAACACTTTTATCTGATAATGCGAGTGTAATTTTAAATCTAGATAAAACCAATATTAATTATTATGCTTTATTTGGTTCATTAAGCGAATTTATTAGAGTTTCTTTAGAGGATATAATAACGAAGTGGCCAGCATCATTATATATGTTACCACTTTCACAAACAGCAAGTGGTAAAATTTTAAATGGTTATACATTTGAAAATTACACATATGATTCATTAACAGAAATCTCAAGCTTTAGAATTGATACAACATTCATCAACAATAAATTTGGTTTAAACATATTAAAGAATGGTTCTATAATAAACACATATAATGCAAGTAATGATTTAAGAAATGTTACAGTAAATTTCTCATCTTATGTTGTATCTTATAATGGTATTGAATATCCAGTAATAGGATTTACTGGAGCTACTTATACAACAAATGATTTTGTATATTTCACAGTACAAGGAAATCCGTTTTCTGGTCTTACAACATCAGCGAAGGTTAATTATCATATTAAACCAGAGAAGATAAAAGAAGAAACATTTTTTAATTCATTGCCAGATTTTGAATTTTACTTATTAAGTAGAAATGTCATACCTATTTACACAGCCTCATTTAAGTATCCAATAAAAACAGATAATGGAATTATATTATATGTTACTGATACTGTTACTTGGCCAGTTTCTGATGGTTACAACATTGATTTCGATACAACAGAATATTTAAGTTATGCTACTAAATTATTAAATATAGCAACAGATAATGATTTGATCCAAAGTAATCTAATGAATAGATTCTTGGTCTCAGAATCAATAACTGCATTTGATACAACACCTGTTCATTTGTCTGATTTAGATCAAGACACATCTGGACAAAAAATGAATAAAACTCTTCAATTATATGGAGTATCATTCGATGAGATAAATAATTTCATTAGTGGTATTGCTTTTGCAAATGTTGTAACATACGATAAACAAGATAATACACCAGATATCTTTTTAAAGAATCTAGCAAGGGTATTAGGTTGGGAGTTGGTTTCTTCGGTGTTGGAAAATGATCTATTGGCTAATTATGTGACAACTAGACAATCAACATACTCTGGTCAATCTGTTGGCTTAACAGCAGTAGAAGCAGATACAGAACTATGGAGAAGAATAATTTTAAATACACCTTGGCTATGGAAATCAAAGGGTGCTAGAAAGTCAATTGAATTTTTATTAAGATTTATTGGTGCGCCACAAGGGTTGGTCAAGTTCAATGAATATATTTATAAAGCTGAAGGACCAATAGATATTGATTTATTCGTTTCATTATTGGAATTAAATGGATTGAATACTGATCTTTCAGTTTATCCAATAGATTCTGATGGATATCCAAGACCACTAGCAGATACACCAGATATGTATTACCAAAGTAATGGATTATGGTATAGAGAAACAGGTGGTAGTGGTTCAACCATTGATATATTGACTGGTAATAACCCACACTTAGGTCCATACGATGGTGGTTTTGCCTACATAAATCAATTCAGAACATTGATTCCAAATTTTTCAGCTGTAACAATAAGCTCTGAAACATTTTCAACGAATACAACAAATTTATATACAAATTATGATTCAGGATCATTTGATACTGGAATAACAACTGCAACAACGGTAAATACCGTTGAAGTTGTAAATGATAATGGTAGTGATATAAGTGATTGTATTGTATTTACTCCATCCATTGAATTGGACCCAAATCCATCCATACTATATAATGATTGTGGATGTGTTGTTGATGGTAATGATAATGTATTGAGTCTTTGTCTTGATGTTAATTCACCATTACCAAAAACATGTACTGATACTATGGTGTCACCACCTTTAGATGATACTTCAGATGGATTATACATATTTAAATACTATCAATACAATATTGATGGATCGATTCTTAAAGATAATAATGGAAATCCAATACCTAATACAACAAATTATTCATCTAAAGAGTGTTGTAGCATGATTGGTGGAACACCATTTATATATAATGAGTTTAGACTGAATGTTATTTTTAATTCTGGATATGTTTGTTGTGATAATTCTGGCAAGTGTGGTTGTATAATAGCATGTAAATGGAAAGCACAACAAACACCAATAATAATAACAATGCAAAATTCTCAATTTGAGAGTATTGATTTAAGTTACTTGCAATTTACACAAGCAGATGGAACATCATCAGTAGTAACACCAGATGGTTGTAATTGTATTGCTAATTATACAACACCAGTACCTAACATCATAGACCCATTTACTGGTATGATAGGATATGGATGTCAATTAACTAGTTTAGGAGTTGAAGATTTGGCATTAGGTAATTCTAGTGTTATATATAATACATACTATAATAGAGCAGTAAATAACGCCTCATGTTTTTCAACACCTCAAAGCGGAACAACAGTTTCAGTTGGTGGTGTAGGCGGTGTTGGAACGGCTGTTGTAGTTGTCGGTACACAAGTAGGATAATAAAATATGAAAATGAATATTTATAAGTAATGGATATAACACAAGCAGATACAACGACTAAATGTTTTGACATGAGTACACTTATGGCAGTGAACGGTCAAGTCCTGGAAAATCAAGACGGAAGTGTCTCTGTATATGTTCCTAACAATTTAGGGGTGTTAACACCAGTTATTTTAACTAAACAATGTTGTGAATTTTTAAGTTCTAAATATTTTTTCGATATAAATTCTCAAACATGTAAATGGTCTGATGCTCCATCTTGTACACTAGATAATGTTTTCAAGATTGTATTAAATCCTAATGGAAATGATGGTTCAATATTCTATAGTAGTTCTAATGTAAATGAGAATTGTGTTTTAACCATTGATTTTGATTATTTATTTAAAATTAAATGTGAAACACTAAGTGGAATAATGACAGGTAGTATTGTTTCATCACCAGTTATAATAGAAACAGCAAATCAGAATACGCAACTACAATCTCAATTACAAGAACAATTAGTTATTTGTGAATCAATAACAAATGCGATAAATAATCTTAATGCTGAAATATTATTAACTCCATATTCGATAACTTGTGAATTACAACCAATACTAGCAACACATACAGATGTTTCTGATTCATCATTGATGAATTTTGGTAGAACAGGTTTTGGTCCAATAGGTAATTCACAAACAACTAGAACAACAAGTGGAGTATCACAGTCTAGTACTGTAGTAAATGGAAAGACATATTGTTTAAGAGAACCTGAAGGTTTATCAGCTTGGGCTAACATATTAGGACCAATAAATTATCAAAGATATTTAAATGGTGATCCAGCATCATATACATGTGAGGATGTTCAAGCTATCGTTGATCAAAATTCATTAAGTAGAGTTTCATTGCTTGGTGATTGTACAATACCATTTGGAACTAGAACATCGTTAATGAATCAATTGTCTGATTTAATAGATCAACAAATTGCTTGTAATGCATTAGTGGACTCATTAACATCTCAATTAGCTAATTCTGGTACAACATTTACTGAGACGATAATATCATGCACAAGACCAATAGATATGTTTGAAGCGTTAGATGTTTCTATGGTTGTTGATATAATAACATCTGCAAATACTCTTCAAACTGTTTATACTGGTGATACATTATTCCAAGCAATTGGTGCTGGAAATTTATACTCTTATTTAACATCTCACCCTATCAGTGGTTTTTATGTTTGTGGTGATCCTAGTAGTTCTGAAACAACATTTAGTGGTTGTACGCCATTGAATCTTAATTTAGTGAATCCGTTATTACCAAATGTCTATATATGTGATTCTGTGTTGGAAAATTTAGCACAGGATTTATATATTGAATCTGGTTTAAGTGGATCGACAAATGGTTTAAATATTTTTAGTGGAAGTATACCTAATGGTGCATTTGCATCCAAGTGGTTACACTATACAACAACAATTTCTGATCCTACAATTCTAAGTCAAATAAGAGATCAAAAAATTACGATAAGTTTAAAAATCAATCATACTTGTGGTGAGTTTTGTGTCTTATTAGATAATATATTCTTGAATAAGGTTTGTACAAGTGTGGATAGAAATGATTTATTCGTTTCACAGTCACCAGGTTTTGAATTGGATAGAATTCGTGATAATAAAAAATCATGGTCAGCAAATACAATCAGTGTTAATAGAGATTTCTCAATCTCAAACGATCAACGCAACCAATCAATTAGACAAACGAATTATGATGTAAACGATGAACGTTTAGTTATCAATTCAAAAGAAGTAGACTTAGATGTTAGCTTAGCATCTGCTATTGAAACTGATGTCTGGACATATTTACTAGACAATACTTGTCTTTTAACTGGAGTAACCAATTGTAATTCATGTTTAACAACATGTTGTGGTGATGATAAAATTAGTTTTGATGATTTATTAACACAATCATTATCAGCAATTACTGTAGTTGAAGATTTTGAATATTTTATGACATCTGAATTAATAGATGCTAAAAATAGACAGACAATTTCTGGTTATCCTACACTTAGGGCTTTATATGATAGATACATGAGTAGCTCTATGTATTGTAATACAAATAGTTCTCATTTTGATTATATAACAATGGAACAATTTGCTGATCTATTGGGTAATTATTGGGTTGATATTGTCGAACAAGTTATTCCATCTACAACTATTTGGGGTAGTGTAAAAATTTATTCAAATACTATTTTCGATCAACAAAAATTCAAATACAGAGCTTATTCTTCATTGTTCTGTGGTAATCCATTTAGTGGAGATAGTGTTTTGAGCCCTATAAATGGAATAAGTGGTGAGTGTGCTAGTGTTGATGTGTCATATGTACCATTAAACACATTAAGTGGACCAAATTTGAGAATAAAGCCACCAATAACAACAACATGTGATAGCCTTTGTTTAGCACAGATGAATCATGGTTCTGAATTTATAGGCACAGTGACAATCATTAACGAAAAAATACTTGGATAAATAATTTTAACATCATAATAGATATTTATAAATATGCCACAATTAATAACATCAGTAGTAGGAAATGTATACACAAACACAACAGGTAGTGTTATGTATGTTAATTCTGTTGTTGGTACTATACAACAAGAAGACTACATTGATCTTAATGGGTTCATTGCATACTTACAAAACCTATCAAAAGCTGAAGATACATCTGGATTGGTGAATCCAGTTAATTATGGATTAAAAAATTCTAAAAATTTAGAAGTTAAAGAAATAAAAATTGATTATTAATGAGATATCAAGAACCAATATATAGCCAAAATGAAAACTCTGGTGTTAGAAACAAAGACATATTAAATGTCAATATGAGTTCTGATATTTGCATTTTTGATAGTCCATTATTTATCATGTCTGGTACTAGTGGAATTAGTGCGTCAAAGATTAATTGCACTGGTTCAAGTGGAATTAGTGCGTCAAAGATTAATTGCACTGGTTCAACAACTCAATATATTATTAGTACTGCTACAACAATACCATTAACATTTAATTTCACAGCTAATACGTCAAGTTTTACAGCTAATTCAGCCACATTTAAATTTGAAATATACAAATATGATTCAAGTGTTTCTGGATTTACTCTACCACCAGTATATAAATCTGATCCTATTGAATATCCCACTTTTAGTGCAACTAATTATACCCTACAAACAATATTAGTCTCTAATCTAAACTTAGATGGTGATTATTTGATAAAGGGATATTATGAATATCCTATATGTACTGAATTTTTGAATAAGTTAGGTAAAACCGTTGATACACTAACATACAGAAGCGGAAAAACGTATGGGTTATATAATAGTGAATTAGATTATTATTTTTTAGCAATAAAATCAGCTGAAAAACCAATATTTTTAAAGAATTCAAGCAATACTCCAGCTGCAAATCAATTATTCCAACAAGTATTACTACCACAAGGAGAATCAACCATCATAATAACAAATACGTATGCTGGATTTTTCATATTAACACTAAATGGGTTGGTATTAGCACCAAATTTGGACTATACATACACAGGAAACATCGTAACACTAAGTGCAGCAACTGTAACTGGAGATGTTTTGACTGTGATTTATACAACTGATGGTGGAAACACCATTGCTGGTGATAATATTAATATTGAATCACCAATAGTAAGTGGTATTACTGATGCACAAGGTATTAATACAGCATATTTTAACACAACAACAGGTAAATATGAAATATATTCATCAGTTGAACCAGCAAATGGTGGATCAATAATCATTATGATCAATGGTGTAACATTAGCTAATGGTTTAGACTACTATCAATCGATTTCAAATCCAAATAGAATCATATTGGAAGGTAATTTAATGGTTGGTGATATAATAACTATTGCATATTTTCCAGTAACAACAGTGGTAAATGGATTAATAACCAATTCACCTAGTATTACATGGAAAATAGATGCTGCTCCACAAAAAACAAATGGTATTTTTACTCTACAAGTAAGTACAGGTACCAGTTTTTCATCTTTTTACACTACTGGTACAACAGATTATGTAGTGGGCCAAACAATATACCAAGATTCATTTGTAGCCAGTGGAACTGCTGGTACAACTCTGTATTATAGGGTCAAAAACAGTAAAAATTACGTTGATCTATGTGGGAACATAGTTAACAGCACAACATACAGTGATACAATACCAATAGTAATACTTACGAATTCGATAAATTCGTATTAATATTATTGACAATTGGATATTTATAACTAAAATAAAGGAAAAACAAAGATATTTATAAGATATGAGTTACATAATTAATAGCACAAATCCGTTTGTTAGCATAAAGTTAACTGAAAAAGGTAGA